CGAGTAAAGTCAGTAAATCGGTCTTGTACTTAATAGCGTCCCAGATAAGGTCGAGCCTTCCCCCGTCTTTCTGGTCGGTTTGGATTTCGCTGGTATCTGCTAATACTAAAGTCAAATTCGGGTCAAGTCCCCCAACCTCTCCGCCGAAAGTCGTCTCTCCGGTATGGTCGGCAACAAGCTCTTCCCAAACATCTCCTGCTGTTATCGTCGCCGGTATCCAAACCGTACCCGACCAGTCCCCGTACTCCTGCCAGATCGCAGGGTCGGTATCGGCTGGATTTGCACCCGCCTGCTGATGAGTTACTATGTGATACTGCCCGGCTGAAATATTAGTATCCATCGTGCCGACGAACATCCCGCCGGACTTGTCTACCAAAGCAATATCATAATCATCCGCATCGTTGGCGTCCGTTCCCCAAACTTCAAATTGCTGGTCAACTACGTGCCAAACATCGCCGTCTATCTCCCTGACAACAGAAAAACAAGTAGTCGCACCCGGACAAAAGGCTCGTATCTCGTTAGCCGCCCATATTTGACCGCAGAGACCGCAGAGAACGCAGAGATATATTATCTTTTTCATTTTTCAATAGCCCTATCGCCAATCCACTTCGGCAGTTTCTTCAGACTTTCCGGGTCGATTATGACTTCATCTTTCGTTTTCTTCCGGTAGAGCTTGCCCGTCGTCTCATCCAGCCTGGTTCCGGGTTTGAGTCTCTTTGCCATCTTGCCGGTCAGGACATCACCCATGACATCTTTTTCGTATTCGACGATTTTGCCATTCTCGAATTTGAAGGCTTTTTCCTTACCGATAACTCCCTGCTCGGTTTCATTTACATCTTCAACGGCTTCTGCCAACGTGACTTCAACTTCCTCATTCAACTGCCTTTTTTCTTCCAGTTCGGTTCTCTGCTCTATCCAGTCTTCTTTCGGAATGTCCCTCGTATATATGAATTGCCTGCCCGATAGTTCCTCGATGCACTTTATCGCACCATACATATCAACATTGATTTCCTTGCCGATGAAAGCGTTTGAAGCATAGTAAGACCAAGGGTATTCATGGTCTTTATCAGGCTCAAACAAGCTGAAATTGTGCGGCGATAGAGTCGATTCGTTTCCCGCCTCGTCCATTACCCTCATCTCCGCCGTACCAGCTACGACATCCTCAACGAAAAACGTAGCGCAGTCGGCAGCCGGTACGGTCGGATGCGTGCCAGCCTTTATGGATAATATCCCTACCGGAGAGCCTGTGCCTGCGGATGTGGTATTCATAAGGATATTTCCGCCTGAAGTAATCCTCATTTTTTCTGATGTACCATTAGAACGAAGAATTAAATCAGCCCCAGCTTTACGAGTAGAGATATAAAGGTCATCATTATAGAACTCAATCATGTTACCAACATTGGTTCCACCTGAATCCTCAAACTGGATTGCAAAATTAGTGCCTAAAACAAAGTTTCTTTCTACGGAAATACTGCCTGCCTTAGGAATAATAAAGACTTGAGAGTTGGCAATACGGAAAAAGAGACCTCCATGATTATCTCCAACTCCATCGGTATTTCCGGCATCGAAATACATCGAGCCACCATAAGTCGGATATTCATTACCAAAGAATTGAAATGAAGCCCCTCTACCATAACCGTATTCACCGCCGCCGCTGAACCTAAACGCCTTATTATCAGAACCATCAGCAGTATCAGTAGTAATATCATTTAAGGTCTTGCCAAAACTAATATCAGATGTTGGAGCGTTGTTGAAAAAACCAATTCGCTCATTATCGCTATCAACATTAAAAACTGGTGTTCCACCATCAGCATCAAGTATCTGGTAGAAAGTCGTACTATTAGCATTAGGCTGAAACACAGCAGAGTCCGAACCTAAGACTGCACAGTTGGTAATCGTAGCCCCTGCCCACGTCGGCGAATCGCCGGTTCCGAGTCCCAGAGTAGTCTGTGCCGTGGCCTGAGTTTCATCATCGAACAGAGTCCGAATCCACGTAGACATATACGGGCATACCGGCGTACCCTGAGCGAAAGTCACAGAGCAAAACAGCAATAAAATCACCAGCCGTTTCATTTTCTTCCCCAGTCGGCGGAACGAAAGCCGAAGTCGTCACCGAAGTCATCGCCGTAAATCGACTCTGGCCTGCTCGACCAATACCGCCGAATCCAATTTATCAATCGTTTCATTTTAGACTCCTAAAAGGTCTACGTAATCGCTTACAGCAGCCGTTCGAGCATCCGCAGCAGAAGGAGTTACCCCTATAGTAAGATTTCCGTTAATGGCGAACGGCGCGAAATCCTGCGTACTTTTCAGGGCGTTTAAGGGAGTAGGCGCATTATCGGCAATAGATGCTACACTGACCCACTCCGCCCCGTATGCGTCTCTTATACTGAGCGTTCGCGTAATATCAGTTGATGTATCCCCGGCGCGGTACACTATTCCCGTGACAGTCATATTGACGTTCTTCATCGTTACCGTAATTTCAGTAATTCCCGTAGTCGGGATGGTAATCACCGGTGAAGTCAATCGGGCCACCGGTTGTTTTTCCGTTCTGTAATCTATTTCTGCCATCTTTATTCCTTTCTTAAAAAGTGGAGGGCTATCGGAAAGAAGGACAGCCCCCCACCGTATAAACCTTTCAAATTTACGGAGATGCAGTAACTCTTGCACCGGATATAAGTGGCTTATATTTGATGTAGAATACTATTGAGTCGTCCGCATCATAGGTTCCTGCTGAGACCCAAGATATTGTCCCAGCCGGTGCTATAAACTTCAAAGCACTTGACGCTACCGCACCCGCGGTGGTCGGAACTAATGCAGCACCAAAAGTTGCGCCACAGATGTAAGAAGTTCCTGCTGCATCGGTAGTACACTCTACCGCTGAGGTTATATCAGCAGTAGCTGCTGGCACTGTAGTTGTAATCATAAACTTACAATCATTTGCAACAGCTTTTAGAGTATTGGCAACAATACCAACAAGCGAAGTCACTTCAACAGGACCAGAAACAACGAATAAGTTGTTAGTTCCGCTCACAAGGTCAATTGCGCCGCCCTTAGTACGCGTTACTGTCATTGAATACTCTTGCTCGTCTGCTATTGCTTCAAGAGAGTCGGTTGTGTTATCGAAGGTGAAAGACCCATCTTTGTGTAGGGTGTCTGCCAGTGTCTGAGCTGTAGGAGCGCCCGTGATACCAGTGGTGCTAACCGCAGCAGTTCCGGTAAGCGTCTGCATACCGGAAGCATCATCCATCGCCGCAGTATCGGTAATGATAGTTTGGATGTCAGTCTGTAAGAGAACCATGTCTGCTAAGAGACTTTCGTTTGCGGCCGCACCGGCAGTTCCGGCAAATGCACCAAGTTTGTCAGATAGCATTTCCAGAGAGTCCGTAGAATTAACATAGGTACTCGCTGCCGCTTCTGCCCCTTTACTCAGAATCATAGCCAGGATACTGTCATTGGCTACACCAGTAGGATATGCTCCTGTTCCAGACTTGATACCAGCAAGAACAAACGCTTCTTTCCTTGCTACCATGACTATGTCACCGTCAGCCAAAGCTGCCGATGTAGCATCAATGGTAAATGTTCCGTCTGCGGTGACGTAGTTAGTAATGTCTCTAACGTCACCTTCGGGAGCGGCACCGGCAGAGTCGGCGTTTAAGAGTACAACCATAACCCAGTCCGTGTTAAAATAATCTTCACCGTAACCGATCAAAGCCGCTACCACCGGTGTGGTGCTTGTGGCCGCTGAATTAGTTCCTGCGTGAACATATCCAGTCAAAGCTGTGATTCTATCGCCAATAGCCTGAAGCGAGTCGGTAGCTGGTACAAAGTCACTCCAGTCAGATCCAATGGTTGTTATGTCAGCAAGAAACGACTCATTGACAATCTCATCTGCAACACTTACCGCTGCAAGGTGATCGAGACTATCTGCTTCGATAGCTGCCGTTACCATTACAGTAACCGAATCGTCTGCAGGAATAGTGTAAGTGGCATCTGAGCATGTCAGGACATTATTCACAGCAAAAGTATCGGCAAAATCGTAAGACAACTCGCCATAAGCCGCATCGCTAATCAGTGTGTTATTGGCTATATAGTATTTGTCCGAATTGTCGTCAATCGTCAAACCCGAAGCAGTAATCAGGTTGTTGGCAATAATTCCGCCAGTTGGAATCGTACTGGAGTTAATGACAATTCCTATCCCTGAGTCGATGTTATTACCGATTATCTCAAGATAGTAAATCGAACCCGTAGATATTCCGATAGCAGCCGTAGTAAAGCCTTCGTTACCGATGGCCGCCCGGTCGAAAGTGCAGCCGATGATCTTCATATCGTGGGCTGTCGTATTCCTGATACCGTAAGCCTGCCCGTTTGCCGTTGACATGAACCGGCAGCCTATAAACTCAATACCGTTATGGCTGGTAGGAATATCAAAGACGTAGGTATCACCGGCCTGGCCCTGAAACCACATATTGTAGAATCGGCATCCCATGAAGTAATAACCCGTTGCGGCGGCCTGAATTACATGCTCGCCTAAAAGTCTTGGCATTTTCGAGCCGTCGTCACTACCTACGCCGATTATGTCCGTTTTCTGGGCCAACTTCGTTAAATCTTCGTCGAAGTCGTCGCCCTTAACGTAAATCCGGTTGCGGTTGGCGTAGTTAGGTGAAGTGGCAATATCGGCGTGAGAGGCCGCAAGAGCCGTGGAAATCAGTAGGAACGGACTGTCCCAACTCTTGCCGTCGTTATCGTCACTACCGGCGTTGTTGTCTACATAATAGACCGTACCCCCGGTGTCCGTTGTGGATGTCCCTGAAATATCTCCCAATTCCTGAAAGAGATTATACAAAGGGTCATTGTAATTGCCGGAACCCACATAACCCCTGTCTCGCATATAGTCGTTCAGACTATAAGTCAGGGCTTCGGTCGGCGTTCTGCACATTAGCACTGCGAAAAGAAGTGCCATGATAAATATTACTCGTTTCATTTTTGTTACTCCTAAAAAAGTTGTTGTTAGCCTTAAATTCTCATTAGCTCGGATACTTCTGGACTTTCAGGGGACTTAGAGGCTCTAATCCGAACCATGCGTCGAGCGCACCCGCCCCCGCCGCCGTATTGACGGGATGGAAGTAGAGTTCGAGGTACTTCTTCAGATTCCATGTCGGGAAGCATATACTGAACGTCGCACCTTCGACTAATGAGGCCACAGGCAGAGGATAATCGTCACATCCTATAGCGGCTATGCACACATCCCCCAGACTTCCGGTTGCAAACGTCGCCGAATCGCTGTTCAGTACCGCTATGTACCAACCTTGAGTCAATGTGGTAAAAGTAGTACCTACCCTGACGTTCAACCACAAGAGGTCTGAAATGCTCTCGTCGGTAACACCATCTTCTTCGAGGTCGAGCATATTACCGTTAGTGCGGCTCTCCTCAGCTACGGTGAGAGACTGGTCGTCCCAAATCTCCCATCTTGAATCTATCATACTCATTTTAATTTCTCCTAAATTTTAGGTTTTTGTTTGTTCAACTATTTATCCAACCGTGTCCTCGCTCGTTGAAATTGAATCGCATCTGAAAAGGGGAGCGTACCCACCGAACCTCGTGATTTCCTCGCCGGAAAGGGCATTGACCGTAGACCAGTTCGTATTCGCTTTGTCCTTAGCGCGAATCTCCATCTGGGCCTTAATCTCTTTCGAGCAGAGAATGTAAGTCGTGCGGGGACTGAAACGACCGTAATTCATCATTTCAATCAGCTTGTTCTCGTTAAAGGTGTTCGACCCGCCGACTGTGGGATTGATATTGCAGTACCTTCCAATGGAGAGCATGTCCTTAACGACAAAGCCCAACCACCATTTGAATTGCGTACAGTAAGCGAGATACTTGTTAATACCGCCGCTGTCCGTGACCCATTCCTTACCGTTTCCACCCGTGGGATTGGTGTTAATTGAAAGACCCAAAGGCCCTCGCTTAGTTACGCCTGGAGGATAAATCAGGTAACAGGTCTTCGGGCTGAAGTCGATAATGTACATACTCGTTCCGCCCGCATTGCCGCCGTCCATCACAGTCGTCTGGGTAAGGTCGTTAAGATACTGCTGAATACCGTCGATTTGTTCCGGGTCGCCTGATGCGTCACCAGAGATAATCGCATCCATTACCTGCTGCTGCATACCCTCGACAAAGGCCATGTCCTCCTGCCTGCGCGTACCTTTCGGATCTTCGGAAGTGTCGATTAAGTCCTCGTCAATTTCCGAACGAGCTTCAAGTAATGCACAGGGGAATGTCTGGACCTGGGTAGTAGAGGCTTTCTTGGCCGAACCTTTGTAGAACTTACGCCATGTACCGGAGGGTAAAGACGTTCGGCGAGATACCTTGTGTGAATATCTTTGGTTCGCGGGTACAGCAGGAATGAATTTGAAAACAGGATTGACTTCGTTCATGGCCTCGAATATATCTACGAGACCACCGCCCGGAGCCGTCCTTTTGGCTATTTCGAGAAAGCTTAGTTGACTTGCTACATTTATTTCGCTCATTGCGAATTCTCCTAAAAGTCGTTAATAAAATTGTTAACTTTCGGAGAAGGTGTCCGCAAATGAGCGGGCTTGCTCCTACATTTTACGCCTGTTCGGCGACCTCTGCTTAGGAGGTCAGCATCAGGCTATGCAGAAGAACTACATAGGTGTCTGAAATATAATTCCTTAATTCGGTGTAATTATTCTCCTTTTACGCCTTGGAAATCGACTGGCCTGAGATTTATAAATGTTTCAGTCTTTCCATTAGTCATAAAAGCATAATAATATCTATGCGTTGATTTTATCCTTATATAACCCGGCCATTCTGGTTGTATTTTATACGCATACATTATATTAGCTTTTACGGTATGTATTTCCGTCAACCTTTTGGCGTCTTTGAAATTCTCGGAATCGGAACCTTCAAAGTATATTTGCATGGCCTGTTCACTCTTTATATAAATTTCCGGCCATGTCCGATTTGAGAAAAACCAAAAACCCGATCTATCACCAATTATGCAAATACCGTTTTCGCTCGAATACCATTCTTCACCTACTGTCTTGGCAAAAGTATTGGCAATAGAAATCGCCGGAACAATACCGATAGCAGATTTTATAAATGTTCGCCTAAGCATTTTATTCCTTAATTCGGTGTAATGATTCTCCTTTTCGGTACTACTAAACCTCTCTTCTGTGGCCGGGGAACCCATATCCGCCACAACTGATTGACTTCATCGAATGTTATGTTAATCTTGGCGTCTTTAGGAAATTCGTCGAAAGTCTTCTGGGGAATGGTAATTCCCGGAATCATACCGACCAAAATACACAAAAGAGCCCTCATATTTTCAGGGGTCAGTTGAGGCTCAACTTCTTCTTCCGGTTCTTCTACCGGCTCTATGTTTTCGTTGTCGGCTATCATTTCTTCATCTCTGCGTAATCAAGAGCTTTTTTGCTATCTTTAATCTGATTATCAAGTTCTTTCTTTGATGCCTCAAGCCATTCCGGGTCTGCCATCAATTCAGCATAGCGGCGCAAAGTGCTTGCTCCTTCTTCTGTGCGCCATCTTTTCTCATCGCCTTTAAGACTTTTGTAAGACTTTTCGGTAGCCATAACAGGAACTCCTTCGTTCATTTCGTATCCATTTCCGGGTAATCTAACGAACCCTTAGCTGCGGCTTGAGGAGCGCCGCCCGGAGGAGCGCCGCCCTCGCCCTTCGCCTTTTGTGCCGGGTCGCTTAAAGCTCTCAAAAGAACCAATTCAATTCCGTTCTCCTCGAAGAAAAGTCTCTTCTTTACCGACTCCCACATCTTCGGGTCGGGCTTGCCCTCGGCGTCCTTGCAAAAAGTCTGCAAGTATTCCTTTATCCACGTCTGCCTTAGAACGGCGTTGGAGTCACCTTCACAATCCTTACTGAATTGCTTGAAAGTATCGGAAGTGATTTTCTTTATGGCATCCTCCCTTATTCCGTTCAAGCGGTCTACAAAGGCAGTCTGGAAACCCAATAACTTCTCGGCCAGGCCTACAGGGATATTGTTTTCTTTTGCGAAGACTTTGAAATCGGCCAGGCCCTGCTCGTCGATAATGGCCTTCGCACCTTCCTTGACTTTCAATTCGTAACCGTCGGGGGTATCAGGCACGCCCTCCATCTTCGCTACGTTGGCGCGTATCTCATTCTTCTGGTCGTCGGTCAGCTTACTGTGGTCGTCCGGCAACCAATAGGGTTTACCTGTTTTCATCATGGCTTCGTGGCCGCCCTTAATACCGTCTTCCAGGGTCTTATACTTCTCATAAGCCTTGGCCGCTTCCGGGTTCGCGGTCAAATACGCGCTCTGAGACTGCCAACTTTCGCCGCCGCCACCACCGTCTCCGCCGTCGCCATCGGCGAAAAATACTATATTGCCGAATTTCCTTCTAAACAGTTCCTTAAATGTCATGGTTTTACTCCGTATCTTTCCAATATTTGTTTTGCCTTCTTTTGTGCCGAAGGCGTTAAGCCCTTGCGCAGTTTTCCTTCTTCGGTCACGTAAGCGCGAACTTCCCGATGCTCGAAAAACAACTGACTGAACGGCACATCTTCGTCCAGTGCCGACCTTTCCGGCAAGCGGCCAATATCAACGTCCGGCATTTTAGAAATTGCAACTTTCTGCTCCTGTTCCTGCTGCCGTACACCCGGCAGGTCATCGACATTCACAAACGCGCCCTTGCGCTTGACCTTTATTACTGTTTCGTGCATGGTTAGAATCCGTATCTTTTGAGTATCTCCTTTGCTATCTTCTGGTCGGACGGCTTTAAACCGCCACGCATCCTGCCCTCTTCGGTGATGTAAGGGGCGAGAATCTTGTGCTTTCTCGGCCAGTCGATACTCAACGCCTGTTGAGGCGTCCGGTCGGATTTTGCTTCGGCCTTCGCCTTTGCCTCGGCTTCGGCCTTTTCGTCTTTCTTCGGTGTGTCCGTAATCTTCATTGTTGCCATTATTGTTCTCCTACACTTGAAATTATTGACCTCGCCACGGCTAACAACATCTTGTTACGGTCCGGGCGTAAATGCTCTATCTTCTTAACTATGTGGTTATGTACCTCTCTTTGCTCCGGCTTCAATTCTCCGAATATAAAGTCCAAGTCCTCGGCCAACATACCGGGACATTTCTGGTAAACCTTCAATAACTCGTTACGAGTCGGTAGCCAGTCGGGTTTTTCCGTCATGCCGCACCTGTAAGTAATTTAAGAGGACTGCCCTTCTCGGTCGTTCCCTGCAAGTCTTTGGTGGCACGGGCCATCTTCGGGGCCTGCTCCGCCAACTCCGCCTGTAAAGCCCTCTGTTGCGTTGCCTGCACAAATTCCTGGAATTCTTCTTCGGGAACAATATCGGTCTGGGGGAAGTTCCCGGCCTCCAAAACCTTCTCTAAGGCCGTACTCCACTTTATCTTCTGAATAGTATTAGGCTCGATATTGAAAACGAGTTCCGATATGCCGATGTTCTTATAGAATTGGTTGATTTTCCTGTCCCGTATCTGGGCCATAGACAGTTGACCGATGAATTCCACATCCAGAACACCGTCGCTGTTCTCTAAAACAAAGTCCGGCGGCTTGGGAAGCCTGCCCCACGGATAAGCCGGTTCCGCCAGCCTCTCCATATCCAATACACCGTCGTGGTTATCACCCAATACCTGGTTCTCGTAAGTCTCTACCTGCGGGGCAAGCTGGCCCGCGCGCTCGGCCTCCATCCTGAAAAGACCGTAAGCCGTCTCCGGCTGGTTCCGGCTAAAGGCTAATTGGTTGACCATCATAAATAACGGGACGTGAAAATGTCTTTCTATCGAACCTTTTATACGGTCAGCCACCTCTACCGCGATATTGACGTTGGAATGCCTTTGAATAAATTCCGGCTTTTCTTCAAAGCTAACACCATCGGACCAGTTCTCTCCGCCCGGCCCCATCTCCAAAAGGCCCCTCAATGCGCCCGCCGCCCACGTCGGAGGTCTTACGCTCATCTCAGCCTCACCGAATAAGCACTCCCACAAGGCGTTGCAGCCCTTAACGTCGTAAATGGCCCACCATGCCATAGACCGCCCGTAAACCTCGTGCCAGTTGCGCCAGTAGTGCCATGTACTGAATGGGCGGGTGAAGTAACCCGGACCCTTGTTTTTTGGATTTAACGTCTTCTGCTGAGTGTTGTCCTTCTCGTTTATATAGACGAAAAACTCCATCCACGGATGAGTAACATCAACAGGGTCGGGAAGATTATCGAATATCGGATCGCCTGCGGGGTAAATGACTTGAAGATACTGACCTTTATCGTAGTGAGTACCGTTTTCTAATTGTTGCTTAACGACTTCGGGAAGCTCATCCTTACCGAAAAAAGACAACGCCTCGACAGCATTCCATTCCCATTTGACGTGAACTACATTGTCCCTGCCGAAAAAGTCCTTGGCAAGCCATCGCTGAGAATGGTCGGGCACCTTAAAAATCAGCCTGTCATTAACAACGTCCCGCTCCCTTAACATTACGGGTGAGCCGACAGTACCGGCGTCCATAACGAAGTTCGGCATTACATCGTAATAGTTGGAACGGTTGTAAACGGCGTTTAGATGGTCGTCCAGGTCTTGTATGTACTGATTGACCTGATCGTTGCCCTTGAACTTAACGCCCGTCCACGAAGGAGGCTCCTGCAACTTGTCCCTGAACCACGCGGACTTCCTCGACATTATAGAGCCGAGAAAACCCCTCTGCCATACAAGCGCGGAATACGGACCCGTACCCTCAATTATCTTCGAGCCTTCAAAAGCGCCCACGTCTTTTTCGCCAACCAGGCCCTTAACTAAATCCGGCCGGAATAATTCGCAGATTTCGTCTGTCTGGTCGTCTACTAAGCTTCGCTGAGACTCGTAATCGCCCTGGCGACGAATTATCCTCTTACATAAGGATTGACTGGTATACGCTGTACTATCGGCCATTCGGCCCCCCATGCCGGTGTGTCACCCCCATAGTGTCCACACAGGCTAATTATTTACGATTTCGTCTTTTGTTTCTCTTCTTGTGTTCATTTAGCCCCTTATCGGTTCCAGCAACTTTACGTCTATGATTTCTTTGGTCTTTATAAGTATTGCCCATTAAACTCTTTCATTGCCCCTATTTTCTACGCTTCATTCCTTAACCCCGTTCACGCAAATGTCTTCCCTAATTTGCCCGCTACACCTAACCTTAAATCTTCATCGCTAAATAACTGGTACGGGCCACGGAGATATTTCTTGTTCTTTTTCCCCGCTTCTTTAGGCTCCGCCGGGAGAGCGGCCGGGGACTTGTACGGCTTATAATCATTACCGCCACCGATTAAATCCTGAAAAAAACTCATTATCCTCTCCTCAATCCACTCAATACGTTCCACTTCTTACGCCTGGCCTTATTACGATTCAAAGGTATGGTAATCGGAGAGCCTATCCTCTGGCCCCCGACGTGACCGTGACTGTACTCCAAAGCTAAAGTCTGCATCATGTCCGCCGGGTCGGCCGCGAAGTCGCCCATCGGCTCCTTACTATAAGATTTGGAGTCCTCGTCCCATTTGTAACGGTAATATGCCAAAGACGTTACTAAATTCTTTTCGGGGGCCTTATCAACTACAACACAACACATCTTGGCGTTAAAATGTATTAAATTGAATATATTAGACAACGCCGTTATAGAGTCCATCTTGAAACGGGGACGTGTGACCTTGCAAATCGGGGCCTTGAATAAAGATTGGTAAGTGTCTTTAAGGGCCTGGCCCGTACCCTTTTCATGCTGCATTACATCGTGGGGCATGTGATGCTCGGCGTAAATATAAGGCTTGCTTTCGACTTGTTGGGCGTGGTATGTCGCGCCCCGTCCCCTCTCGCAATAATAGTCTATCACCCGAATCTCGGAACGGGGGAATTGAACGAATCCTACGCAAGTAGAGTTCCTATACCCTAAATCCCAAAAAGTATGCACGGGAATGTCCTTTATCCACGGGTAAAATCCTATCCTGCCGTCCGAACGGGCATCTTCCATCTCGTCACCGTAAACGGCACCGCTGACTTTGGCCTCAAAAGCCTCCTCGACAGTAGATGGATGCTCCTGCCGCATTAACTTGCCCAATCCGCCCGGCCCGTCCTTCTTGGCGGCATACCACGCCTGCTGCTCCAAGTCAGTGACTATACTCTTTTCCGCTAATTCACCGAAATAGTCCTTTAGATGGTCGCTTATGGTAATGCCTAAAGGCTCCGTGCGGTTCTTCGGGTCCTGGTGCCATGCGTAAAAATGGAACCTCCACTGCAACGGGCCTAACTCACGACCCTCTTTTTGGGCTTGAATCGTCTCAGCACGGGACTGAACGCATAAATCATAGAAATCGCCCGCAGCACCCTCCGCCGTACCCTCTATGACCGCCTTCGACCCGAATTGGGGGTGTAAAGAAGGCATTGTGCCCGTCTTAATCTCCTCGGCCCTCTTGGGATATTTGGCGCATATCTTGCCTAATTCCGAAATGTGAAGCCTGTGAGTAGTGGCCGATCTGAAAGATACCGCAACCCTTATACTCGAACCGTTCGCTAAACGTAAAGTACATCCATCCTTCTTAATCGCCGGGTTAATGTCCCTTAAATACTTCGGTAACTCGTCGTAAGGCAACTTTACCTTAGTATTGAATATCTCCTGGGCATCATTCAAAGTGTGGGCGATAATCCCGCATTGTAAATTGGGAATGAAATAACAGTCGTCCAGCATGTCTATATCGGTCTCGGAAGAAAAACCGTGCTGGCGAGACTTCAAAACTACATCCAATCCGTGACGAGAGGCCGAAAAGTCCTTCTGGACCTGACGCTGACGGTAAGGACGCTTTATGCCGCCCTCATCGACTATCGTGTACAAATGATTCATCCGCCACGATTTGTCGGCCATACATTTCTTTAATTGTGCCTTCGTCTTCGGTAACATTGCCCCCCCAGGCAAATTTACATTAAACCCTGTTAGTAACCCAATTATTAGCGAGACTATTAAGCCCCGAAATCTCATTTATCCACCTTTATTCGACTACCTCAATCCATCTGTCGGGGTTAGGCCAATCTGGACAATGCAAAATATCAGAAAACTTCCATCCCTTAAAATCTTCGCCATTTTCTGTGTACTTCTTCTTTGGAATCAATATAATATCGCACAACCAATATTCAAAAGTTCTGGAGCCTTTTGTTATATCAATTGGTAGTGGAGCAGAAAGTAAGCATCTTACCTCTGACTTACCTTCTGGCTCTGCTGGTAAAAGCAAAACTGGTATATTGGTTAGAGTCTTCATTATTCCACTACCTCATACGTGGCCTCGAATATGTCCGGCTTGCAGGGATATAACTCGCCTTTGATGCCTTTGATTATCCAATCACCTGGGCAAACAATATGTCCACCCTCTTTTGTTTTTATCCATCCGTGAATACTTGTAGCTCTGCCACATTCTTCACATTCTACACTTTGTTCATCCGTATAAAGTGTTACATTGGAATTTTGTGTATCTAAAAAGTTCTGCCATTGTTCAGCTTCAACAACTATCGGTTTTTTTCTGTATTTACTTGTTCGTCCAAAAGTAATAGGTATTTCATCTGAAAACTCTACTGTTTCACTTACCATTGTTTCTTCTTTAATTAGAATTCATTATTACACCGGCTCACTCATTATTCGACTACCTCACTACTCAAAACCCTCCGGAGGCCTATGACCCGTGTGACCAACCTTAACAACACTGCATTGCAAACATACACCACCACCCTTACGAGGACTCTCCAACTCCGGTAAAACTCGACCGCAATATACACAATGCTCCACAACACCACTCGAAACGTAAGCCTCGTCGCCCGGCTTAATAACGGGATTCAACTCGCCAAAACCTAACTCCTCCGCCGACTTACAACCCTCCGGCAACCCAACGTCCGGGTCTATCCCGCGATGCTGACTGTTCGGAAACTTCTTCTGATAATCCAAGGCTATAATAACCCGACGACGAAACTCCTCCGGGTCGTCACTGATGCGACTTATTTCATTCCGAACGTCAGACGGTAAACTGGCAAAACCATTAGGTATCTCAAAACCCGCAAACTTCGGCTTGGCACTAAGATTAGCTGTGACATTATCCGTAACGGACTCGGCGACTGTTATACTTGATTTGTTACGGTTAGCAGCAACCCGACACTTCGCCGAACAATACTTGGCGTCAGACCTGCCCTCAAACTCACTATTGCATACCTTACATTTCATAATTACCTATCTTAACAGCCTTTTTGTTTTTGGAGCCGAAAATGGGGAGATGCGTTCCCTCATATACTACAGACGCCCCGGTCAATATGCGGGATACCCCCCTATCTGATACCCCCCTGATTCGATTAAAGCATGCCTTATCGTTCATTTATGCCCCTGTAACCCTTATATCTACTGTCCTGTATATAGCCCTATTATCATGGATAGTTTTACCTAACCGACACGCTTCGTCTTATTATCACTGTTCCTGCTCTAATAATGCATTATCTGACTCATTACTACAACCACTAATACAACCAATAGGGGCTTTATCCTCTATTATGTGCCCGGTTTGTCCCGCCCTGCTAACCAGCCCATAAGATCCTTAGCCCCCTGATCCACGCCAATAGCAACCTCGCATTTATCACTCCAACCCCTATTTTTAAGCCAGAATATACTACCAACGCACTGTGCATCATACATCCGACCCTCATGAATAGCCTCTATCCGAGCCACAGCCCTTTTTATCAGGCAAGAATATCCATCATTTCTCCCAATATAATCCCTAATACTCTGCCTGTCATCAAAGCCCAACCATAGGGCTAATCCTGATATAGTAGGCCGCAGGTGGTCTTTGTTGTCCTCAGAGAAGTAATTATCTATCTTTGCTTGTGCTTCTTCTAATGATTTAAGTATTCTTGGCCTTCCGCCTGCGTGCTTTGGTTTGTCTTCTTTACTCATTTTATGCCTGTTTTAGCCTTGTTTCCTGCTCTTGCTTGCATATCTCTTTATTAGCCCGGACTATTCATTGCCTGCTCTTGATTTAATGCCTTACATCGAGTGCTTGATCGCTGTTTGTGGCCAATAATAGCCTTTATTGTACTTATTTGGTTATTCTCTGTATTTATGACCACTTTGGCGCTTCCTGTTTGTTCTTGACTATACACCCATAAATAAAGGCATTTCAGCCTCTTTATTTTGTGTCCTGTATGCTATTCCTTGTATCTCGCTATCAGGATTAAACCAATATCCACAACACGTTGATTCATTCCATGCCTGCTCACAACCTTTACGATGAAAGCAAGTCTCACAGTTATACTTGTTAGTACCTGTAAACAGTTGTTTATACTCTTCTGTTTTAGTCATACTCTCTATTTCCATTCAGGTAATGGTGTTAGGAAACATTTCCCCCACAAAAAGAGAAATGCACCTAACTAAGTCCTTTCAGTATAAAGGCTTATGAGGTTTCCAATTCCCGCCGCTGTGAGCGTTTCCGCTTTCATCCTTTGCCCTACTATCTTTAACGTGGTGGGTGAAAGTAGCAGCGACGCTCTCTTTGGCATAATGCCAGACGCCTATCGGGTTTTGCAGTCAAATAGGTCGCACAATTACCACGTAATTCTTGTTCCGTGTATTTGCCCTGCCGTTATGGCGCCCAGACTCGATGGAACACAC